CGGTTAGATCCGAGTAAGAAAACTTGTGACCAAGCTTACCACAAATGGGGCTTGATCATTACGAATTTCCGAAAACATCTTTCCGTTGTCGCCTAATAGGCTACTAAAACTCACTAAAATTATAATTAGTGGGAGGAAGAAACTATAAACATAGTTATATACTAGGAGGATTTACCAACAGGCTCAACACCTGTTTGGTCATTTGACCAAGGTCCTTAGTTTCATCAATATATACAAAAGGATATATCAATTACTTCTAAGAAAAGAGGTAACTCAATATGTGAGTCATTAAAGCTGTCCCCTAAGGGTCACACGATAATGACAGACACACCCGGCCAAACATAGGCAGGGAAATGTCCTTAGTATATAATGTAGTCTATTGCTACTTCTTCTCCTTAAGTCCACTCTCCGTTCTCAATCCCGGTCGCCTCAGAGGGTAAGATACCATTTGGTTTCACAAGGTTGGGTTTAACCCCAAGGTTCATCAATGGAGTGTTACCTTGCAGAACCCCAGACCATAAACGATAATATCGAATATGAACTGGAGTTACCGCTTGATAACTCATTGAGATACCCTCCAGTCCCTCTGGTCGTTCAAATTCAAGAACGGCTGGAGAGATTGAAGCCAACTCCTCTAATGCTCTTAGAACATCCCAATAACGGTGGAAGAAGCTATATGAGGCACCATGCTCCTCGAGCCCTTTCTGTATAAGAAGCTTAGGTGGGTCTAGGAATACACTATTTGGTAGTATATCCAGAATACCCGCTAAACCTCGCATATCAGCTAGGACACGACGAACTACGTGACTATAATCGCTTAAATATCTACCATATAAAAGATGGAAAAGAACATAAAAGAAGATGTGCAACCCAGTAATCTGAGTATCCGTTAGTCGAGAATTCACAATCACAGACAGCCTTTCCTCTAGTTCCGCTTGAAGCGGAATGAGTACGAAAGTCTCTCCTCGGATGTAAAGTTCCTCCATTGTAATAAGGCCTTTCTCATAAAGTTTCATACCGAAACTCTTAGGAAAACCTGTTTCAATTTGAGAAACCAGTTCATCCTTAAGGGGTTCCACCTTAGCGGCTTCGTTCAACCTTCGCTGAACTTTAGCAACTAAAGTCGGAACTGTCTTAATTCTAAATTCTTCACCAACAGCTACCAGATCTACTATGGTATCCTTAGCTCTTCGAGAACCTAGATCAAAGAATCGAGGTAAGTCCTCAAAAGATTTGGGCATTGACATAGCAAGTACTATGGTTCTGATCTGAGATGGTAATTTATTCAAAGGTTTTGATAACCAAGAAATATTTCGCCATCCCATTTGGAAAGCATTCAGTAGCTGTGGCAGGTTAAGCTGATATTTAACAGCAAAACTTACCATAGCAGTTACTAAGCCTTGAGAAGCATCCATTTCCTTAATAGGGACAGGGGAAATATCATTTCCCATCCATAGAGTTCGTTTTGCGAACTCCATGGCTGACCCATCAAGAGAAACTAATGACTTCTGAAGGTTTACGGGCATACCTAATTCACGTAAGAGAATTAAGTATTCCGCAGCAACCGTACCGTTTGCGATCACTAGATCGTCACCTAGCACAGCATAATCTTTGAACCAGATCCCTATCGGATTATTACCTGATCTCCAGGAAGCTACTTGCACTAAGAAGTGGTGAGTAAGCGCTAGCATAGCCCAAGAACTGTAGGCACCCATTGGTTGCCCAACAGCATACTTGTAGGTTCCATGCCACTTTTCATAGCCCATCTGGTGAAAACCATATGATCTATTAATAAGTAGCGTGGACCATGCTTCCGCAAATCTACCACCAAAGAGAACTGAAAGGATTCTCACCTGTAAAGTAATAGGAAGTCTATCTGTAGCAGCGGTTAGATCATAGGAGTATTTCTCCTTTGAACTAACTAAAGCACCTAAAGGCTTAGTTTGGTCAAAAGTACCATCCTGAGGGATTTCCCTCAGTTGTTCCATGATAAATTCATGTAACGGGTAGAGCGCCCACTGAGTGGGAGCATCTGCCATGGCAAATAACCTTACCTTACCAGCAGGTTCTTCTTTAGCATGCAACTTACCTATAGCCCCGGTATACGGAAGAAGGTAGAGCTTATAGTTCATGATAGTTTTGATTAGTTCATTCAGAGCTCTATGTTCGATAAAATCGACTATAACTCGGAATGCTAACCAAATTTCATCATTTTTATAAAGAGACAGGAGTGATCTAAATACATTGTAAGGATGAGCAGAGTAATTTGCTTTACCAAACATTGTATCTTTAACCATACCTGGAGCAGCTCTCCAAATCATGAAGAGTCGTCTTCCTCTCCATTGAATCGCCTCCTTAGCTAAAGTTTGAAGTCTGGAAAGTGAAACACTTCCCTCACTTCTCACCTCACCTTTGGAGAGATTAAATGAAAAGAAAGCCTTTATAAAAGGAACGATAAACTCTTGCAGTTGTGAAACTGCATTAGCTTCACCTGTATACGGTGCTATGATGGTGCTCAATTTGGGTTTACCAGGATATTTGATATCTCGGTAAAGGTTAAGTATTGATGAGATAAATTTCATCGTATTAACGTTACCAAATTTGATCTCTCGTCGTAGAGATGCCGGAATAAATCGAGGTAAACCACGATTCGTTCTAGATACTCTTGGACCAGAAACCGCATGTGTGTCCGGCAGAATTTGTCCACCTAGACTTTGCTGATACAAGACAAAGCTTGCTTTTAGATACAGAGTAAGGCCTTTAAGCCCTCTATGTTTTCTAATTCTAGCTAATTTTGTAACCATAAAAGCTAACGACGACAGTTTTGTTTTGGAAACTCGCACTCTACATACAGAAGCCACTCCTAGGAGTATTTTCTGCAGTAGAGGTCGGGCTTTTACACCCAACATGGCATTGAAGTTTTCAGACATATTTAATGGTAATCTACCGAAATGTTTAAAGATGTTAAATGTATTATTTTTCATTTTTTAATATTTCGATGCCTTCCGGTTTTGGGATCCATAGCTTGTTACATAGCTTTAGGACCAATCCTCACGGCCTAGGTACCCCCCACTCATCTTTCGATGCGCTGGAGCACCCTGCAGGTAGCTCTCGGATAATTAGTCTTTTGACTGACTTTTCCCTTAGCACCATGCATGGGTAACATTGGCCTCCTGAACACTTAGTGACAGCAAGTACTTTTCCTGACAAAACAGGGAGCCGCTTGCTGTGCTATCGTGAACTTAGGTTGTTACCATGCTCCTTCTGAACATCACTACTTTATAGTAGGAGTGGTGAAGAAGTTTTCTTCGCACAAGGGTCAGGTACTCATCGCCTGATTATACTAATCAGTGCCTGGTATACTGTCCCTGCAGGTGTTTATGATTTACTTCTTAAATAACGTCTTAAACGACAAACTTCGGTTTGCTGGAGAGATCTTGGAAGAGACCCCCCCAGGGCCGCAGCCAGAGAGTAACATCTCTGTTCGTTAAGAACTTGAGGACTTCCACAAGTTGTAAAGGTCTAAACTTTAAGATTCTTACCAATTAAAATTGGTACTTAAAGCCGTTGATTCTTCACATTTGTGGTTCCTCCGGTTTAGGAACAAACGCTGCCTCCCCCTAGGGAGAAGAAACAATTCATTCCTATCGTTACTTCGCGATTAGGGACCCGAGTACACTCAACTAAGAGTATAGGGTGGGCCGGATTCGGTTCATCCAGGTAGTCTCTGTAAAGGAG